ATGCTTAAGGAACTCGGGGGAGACCTTATTCAAGACACGTATGAGAATACTGCTAGAATAACACTAACAAATGGTAGAAGAATCTACCTTAAAGGTTCTGATAGACCTGATACATTACGTGGTGTTGGTTTAGCTTATGTTGTTATGGATGAGTACGCCTCAATGAGACCTGATGTGTGGGAAATGATTATTAGACCTACACTTGCTGACGTAAGAGGTGGTGCTATGTTTATTGGTACACCTGCTGGTAAGAATCACTTCTATGACCTATATATAGATGCTAAGGAAGATGAAGACTGGGAAGCCTTCTCATTTAACTCTACTGATAACCCCTATATACCTGAAGATGAGATAGAGTCTGCAAGAAATACGATGTCTTCTATGGCTTTTAGACAAGAGTTCGAGGCATCGTTTGAAACCTTCTCTGGTGGTATCTTTAAAGAAGAATGGTTCTTACAGGGAACTGAACCTGATGAAGGTAACTATGTAATAGCTGTGGACCCAGCTGGCTTTGAGGCTTCTGAGAAGGAAAGGGGACTTAAGTCTTCTAAGTTAGACGAGACTGCTATTGCTATTGTTAAGGTAAACAGAGATAAGTGGTGGGTTAAAGACATTATGCACGGAAGGTGGTCTATTAAAGAGACCGCTAGTAAGATATTAAAGGCTGCGGCTGTTAATGAGTCTACTACTGTGGGTATTGAGACTGGTTCTCTTAAGAACGCTATACTTCCTTACCTAGAAGATGAGATGCGGACCACTAATCGGTTTATACATATAGATGAGCTACGCCACGGGGGTAAAAAGAAGTCTGAAAGGATAACTTGGTCCCTTCAAGGTCGAATGGAACACCAACAAATCACATTTAATGAGGATAAAGACTGGAGATTCTTCATTTCACAGATGCTTGACTTCCCTTCACGTTTATCACATGATGATTTGCTAGATGCCTTGTCCTATATAGACCAAGTAAGTATTGCAGACTTCGCACACTCAATTCAACTAGAAGAAGAATGGGAACCTGAGGATGTTATTTCAGGTTATTAATGAAATTAGTTGATATTTCTATTTACTTTATGATATATTGTGCCTAAATTCCTATAGAAATCAATAGTTTATGTTTGAAGGTAAGGAAAATCAATATCAAGCTCTCGCTTCATGGCTTACTTATAGGTTAGAAGGGTGGAGAACACATAGAGATGTTAACTATGTTACCCAATGGGATGAATACTACCGATTATGGCGTGGTATTTGGTTACAATCCGACCGACTTAGAACATCCGAGAAATCAAGAATCATATCACCTGCCCTACAACAGGCAGTAGAGTCATCAGTTGCAGAATTAGAAGAAGCAACCTTTGGTCGTGGCAAGTGGTTCGACATTCAAGACGATATGTTAGACCAAGATAAGACTGATGCTGAATATGTCCGTAACTTACTACAAGAAGACCTAGAAAAGACTGGTGTTAAAGACGCTGTATGTGAGATATTCTTAAATGGTGCTATTTATGGTACTGGTATCGGTAAGATTGTAATTGAGCAGAATATTGAACGTAGTCCTGTAGAACAACCTGTCGAAGGTACTATGACTACCACTAGGCAACTAACTGAAAGACCTTCTATTGATGTTAAACTAGAACCTATCTCTCCTAAAGAGTTTTTAATTGACCCTTCTGCTAATTCTATTAACGAAGCACTGGGTGTTGCACATGAGGTTATCAAACCTAGATACCATATTATTGAAGGTATTAAGTCTGGTATTTATCGTGATGTTCCTTTAGATGGAGACTATGATACTATCCGTTTCGGCTTCGACCCTGAAACTAAAATGGCAGATGAGTCAGATTCAGTTAAGATTACGGAATACTGGGGCTTAGTTCCTAAAAGGTTCTTAAAAGCTAAGACAGATAAGGATGATTTTGAATACACTAAGAAGGATGAGCTTGTAGAAGCTGTTGTTACCTTAGTTAATGATGAATATATCCTAAGGGCAGAGGAAAATGCCTTTATGATGATTGATAGACCATTCATTAGTTATCAACATGACATTGTTCCTAATAAATTCTGGGGTAGAGGTGTCTGTGAGAAAGGATACAACCCACAAAAAGCATTAGATGCTGAAATGAGAGCAAGGATTGACTCGTTAGCATTAACAACTACACCCATGATGGCAGCAGATGCAACTAGATTGCCCCGTGGTGTTAAGTTTGAGGTTAGACCTGGTAAAACTATACTAACTAATGGTAATCCACGTGAGGCTATTATGCCTTTAGATATGGGAACCACAGACCAAAGCACGTTTACTCAGGTTGCCTCACTTCAAAACATGATTCAGATGGGTACTGGCTCTGCTGATGTAGGAAATGCTGATAGGGCTACCTCTTCTGGTATGTCTATGGCACAGTCTGCGTCAATTAAGCGTCAGAAGCGTACTTTAATGAATTTCCAAAACACATTCCTTATTCCAATGATTAATAAATCAATGTGGCGTAAGATTCAGTTTGATGTTGATAGGTATCCTGTATCAGATTACAAGTTTGTACCATATTCAACTATGGGTATTATGGCTAAAGAGTTAGAGATGACTCAAATGGTACAGATGCTACAAGCCATTCCTAAAGATTCACCTGCTTTCAATGTGATTCTATTATCTATGATGCAAAACTCATCAATACATAATAGAGACCAGATTGTTCAGCAACTTATGCAAGGTAATCAACCTAATCCTGAGCAACAACAGATGCAAGAGTATCATCATCAACTACAGATGCAACAAGCTCAAGCAGATATTGCTAAGACTCAAGCTGAGGCTGAGGAAGAAAGAGCTAAAGCTACTAAGTGGTATGCTGAGGCACAAGAGAAAGCTCCAGATGAACTTAAATATCAAGAGAAAGCTCTTAAATTACAGAAAGATATGATGTCGTTAGAGAAAACTAAGGCAGATATTATTAATAAGAACTCTGAGACTGCTAGAAATGTACCAGAAGTAGAACATCTTAAGTCTGAGACTATATTAAATATGGCTAAAGCGAGAGAAGCTTCATCTAAAGTTAATATTAATACTACTTATCAATGAAGACAGACGAGGACTTCTTAAAAGGTAGATTAGAATTATTCGAGACAGAAGGTTGGATAGACCTTGTAGAAGAATTAAAGATTATTGAAAGTAGTGTACGAGACGTTGACACTATGAACAGTGAAAAAGACCTTTGGCACGCTAAAGGTCAGTTACAGCAACTAGGTTTATTATTAAGCTTAGAATCTGCAACTAAAATAGCGATGGATAACCTAGATAACTAGACCCATCATAAAATAACTTCATAACCCTAAGGGGCGGAGACCAAGGAAATGAGTATAGTAGTAGATGTAGCACCCGAAAGTGCGGAACAGGTAACAGAAGCTCCTGTGGTAGAACAAGAGGTTCAGCAAGAAGTACAAGCAGAACCAGAATATTCACCACCTGAGAAGTATGCTGGAAAGACATTAGAGGATGTGATTGGGATGCACCAAAACGCTGAGAAGGTGTTAGGTAAGCAAGGTCAAGAGGTTGGACAACAAAGACAGTTGATTCAACAGTTGATGGAACAATCACAAGCAAGTCAAGCTACTGAACCAACAGAAGATGCTGTTAGTTTCGAGGATAGTTTTTACGATGACCCTGCTAAGGCAGTAAATTCAGCGATAGAAAATCATCCAGAGATTATCAAGGCTAGAGAAGGTAACGCTAAGTCGGCACAAAATGCTAACTTATCGCAGTTAGAAGCAACACATCCTGATTTTATGGATATTGTTGGTGATAATGACTTTCAAAAGTGGGTGGGAGAGAGTGGTATTCGTACCGAACTGTTCCGTAAGGCTGATGCCAACTATGATTTTAATGCTGCAAACGAATTGCTAGGTACTTGGAAACAAATATCAATGATTGGCAAGACACAAGAAGTTAAAGCACAGCAAAAGAAGTCTAGGCAAAAGGCATTACGACAAACCAGTTCAGAAACTCGTTCCGCAGGAGACGCTGTTGGTGGTAAAAAGATGTATCGTAGAGTTGATTTAATCAACCTACAAGTAAGCGACCCTCAGAGGTATGCTGATTTAGCAGATGAAATTACGATTGCATATCAGGAAGGTCGCGTTAAATAATAATCAATAAGGAGAAATAATATGGCAGGTTTAGGTAATTCAAATCACCAAAACAGAACTGTGTCAGCAAATTTCATCCCTACTCTTTGGTCGGATGAAGTTATTGGCGCATATAAACAAAACCTAGTTCTAGCGAACTTGGTAACAAAAATGTCTCACAAGGGCAAAAAAGGTGGAACTATTAAGATTCCAGTTCCAGCAAGAGGTGCGGCTACCGCTAAGGCAGCAGACACTCAAGTAAACCTTATTCAAGACACTGCGGGTGTAGTAACTATCACTATTGATAAGCACTACGAATACTCAAAGTTAATTGAAGACATCGCTGAAGTACAAGCACTTTCGTCTATGCGTAAGTTCTATACTGATGATGCTGGTTACGCTCTTGCAAATCAAGTTGATGATGACTTATTTGCATTAGGTGAAGCATTACAAGGCGGTACTGCTGGCGGTACTGGTGCAGCATTATGGGAGAAAGCTGTTCGAGGTGGTGATGGCACTACTCTATTTGATGGTTCTACTTCTGGTGGTGGTGCTACTGATATACAAGATGCTGGTATCCGTAGAATGATTCTTACTTTGGATAACTCTGATGTTCCTATGGACAATCGTTGTTTAGTTATACCACCGGTTGCTGCTAACGATATGTTAGCAATTACTCGTTTCACTGAGCAACAGTTCATTGGTAACGGTGATGCAATCAAGACTGGTAAGATTGGTCAAATTTATGGTGTTGATATTTTTGTAACTAACAACTGTCCTACTGTATCCCCTGCTTCTGGCGCGAATGCTCGTATCGGTTTGTTACTACATAAAGATGCTTTAGTGTTTGCTGAACAAGTTGGTGTTCGTTCACAAACTCAGTACAAACAAGAATACTTAGGTGACTTGTTTACTGCTGATACTATTTACGGTGTAGGTGAGTTGCGTAATGATGCTGGTATTGCATTTGCAGTTCCTGTATCTTAATTAGTTAGCAGAGCATTAGCATCTTCTTTGGAGGGTGCTAATCTATGTTAATTAAGGATTAGTTATGCCAATATTTGAATACGAATGTAAAAATAACCACATTACTGATGAGATAATTTCATACAG